TCGACATACAGTTCCACCGTGTCGTTGCGGCCTTGGTAGGTTCGGTACACTGCATAGGTGTTGCCGTTGTACTCCAGCACCCGCTCGCCGCAATAATCGCCGAAAAACATGGTCATGCGAAATTCGGGGTTTAGTCCATTCCTGCCGCCGTCAAAATACTCTGCCCTTGTCACGCTGTCCACCTGGCAGAAGACATCGCGCCGTGTCGGCGTTTCGACCCATACCCCGTATTCATTTTGCGCTCTGGTGCTGCCGACCAAAGTGATTACATTTGTTCTGTCCATTGCAATCACCAAATCGTGTAGCCCGTTGCGGTCGAAAGCTGGGCTTTCTGTTCATCATACGAACGCTTGAGCCGGTCATAATCGTCAGGCTGGCCGAAGTGAAGCCGCACATAGGTGATAATTGCGGTGCGCACAATTGCGTCCATCGTGGACGGCAGGACAACACCGGCAATCCCCAAGTCAAGCTTGGCCGCTTCAACCAGATCTTGCAGCTGCATATCAAAGGCATTCGTTGAAATTCTCAACGCCATTTTGACTGCGGAAAGAATGTCCATTGTTACACCTCGGTTTTCTTTCTGCTTTTCTTAGGCTTTTCGGCAGGCTCTTCCTCATAGGGGACAGCCTGCTTCGTAGACGCAAGATAATTAAACTCTACCGGGGATACCTCAACGACATCCCCGGCTTTGTGGTGTATTCTTGCGTCCTTGATAAGACGCGCCTTCATGGTTACGCCTTGGCGATGTTGCAGAAGCGACCGGGAGCGGTCAGAGCCACGGCAACATACTGACGGCCAACGATCTTAACCATGTCGGCCTCGGCTTCGCTCAGATCGTCATACTTAATGGCCACGCCATCGCCTTCGGGGTAGTTTGCCTGCACACCAGACAGGTCACCCACGAACGCATACACAGCGCCAGAAGCGGCGGCAGAGTAGGCGGGCAGGCTGTTGTTGAACAGGACAGGCATACCCATGAACGGATCAAAGTTGAAGCTGCCAGCGGCCTGCGCGGTCAGGAACTCGGCATAGGTCAGCTTGTTCATCACCACGACATTGTTGGTGGCCTCGTCAGACAGGTTGGCAAAGGCATTGCCGATGATGGTCAGGGACGGAGCGCCGGTCACAGTGGGAACACCGATAGCGTTCGCGGAACTGGACGCACCAGCACCAGCAACGGCGGCAACGGCGGTCGCAACGACCTTGCGGATGATCTGGTAGGTAAGTTCGTCATACACATAGCGCAGGAACGCTTCGCCGCCCATCGTGACGGCCTCGTCAGAGATGCGGACGAACTTCTTGATGGTCTGGGGAACCATGTTGATGATGCCGATCTGGAGATTCTCCTCGGCAACAGCGGCAGCGCCCTCGGCGTGGACAACAGCGGGGTCGGCAGACAGCTCAAAGGCCACCTTCAGATTGCCGCGGAAGTAGGTCTTGCGCAGGCGCTGGGCGATTTCATCCCGCTCCCAGGCGGTGCGGACGATTTCGTCAACGAGGGTCGGCACGGGGACGGGGCCGTCCTTGCCGGTGATGTTGCCAGCGTTGTCGGTCAGGATAGCGCGGCACTCGGTGTCGCGGCCGGTCTTCACATACTCGGCATATGCACGGACATACTCAGGCATGGAGCGGATCTCTTCAAGGGTCATTTCTTTTCTCTCCTCTTTCTCAAAAGTTTTGGTAACCTCACCATCGCCAGAAGCGACAGCGGCGCGGAGATCGTTGCGCTTGGTTTCTGCGGCCTTGCGGGCCTCGATCTCCTCATTGATGGAACGCACTTCGTTTTCAAGCGCGTCCAGATCGGCTTCGGGCGCGTCCAGCTCACCGGCGATAGCGGTGCGGCGTTCCAGAAGCTGGTCAATAGTCATGTCTTTCAGTTCCATTAGGAAACCTCCATTAAAAGTCTGATCTTGCGTTTCTGGCGCTCCCGCGCTTCACGGGCAAGCAACTCCTGCTTGATTTCGGCGATAACTCCTTCGCCGTAATTACGCGCAGAAATAGAAGTAGCGTCATTAGCCGGGAGGCTAACGGCGCTAACATCATACAGTTTGGAAAACTCAAGAATCGTGCGAAGCACCGTCACAGTGGTAGCGCCGGTTTCTTCGTCACGCTCCTCGGTCTGCTCCCGCTTGTCTTTCCCAACACGGAAGCCAAAGGACATCTTTGTGGTATAGCCGCCCTCGATCTCTTCAAAGAGCTGCCTGCCGATTTCGGTGCCGCCAAGATTTGCACGGATATGCAGGCCATGCTCATCCGGGTCAAGTTCCAGCGTACCGTTCGTCACACGGGCGAAGACGCGGCCTTCGTGGTTGTACTGCATAATCACATCGCTCATGTCGGTGTCTTCAAACGCCGCCGGGTCAACCTGTTCTTTTACGATGTACACATTGCCGTTGAAGGCATCGCGGTACAGTTCATAAGGCTGGTTGAATGTGGTTGCATAGCCGGTCACGGTCTTTTCGCCGTCTTCTTCGGCTCTGCGTTCAAAGCAGGAGACATCAATGTCTCTGTACTGGCGTCCCTCGTCAAGTTTCGCCAGAATCGTCTTGATTTCCATTATCAGTCACCTCGTTAACATTGTAGTATTCGCCACGCGCAGGAAGCTGGGAGCCGTAAGGCTCCGGGAGCGGCGGCAGATTCCAGATTTCGCGGATCTCGTTTCGGGTCATCAGACCGCGGTCTGCCATAGATGCGGAAACATTCAGCTTGTCGGCGTTGCTCATGTACGCCAGTCTGTTCGCCGTTGCCATCACAAAGTTGCCTTGGCTCTGCTCCCGGAACGTAAACAGCATCTTGGTCATGACTTCGCTAAACTGAATAGCCCACGGCTCGATAGCGCCCTCATAGAACGCCGCCCAAGTGTCGCTTGTGAAATGGTTCTGGAGAATGTCTTCGTTTACGCCGAAGTATTCAAAGACATTCGCCCGGATCTCCTTCATCTGCTCCGCGTCCACGGTGAACGGCTTGCTTTCAATCTGCTTTATGTTCGCATAGGTGTTCGGGAACAGGAGCAGGCCGCCGCCGTCAGCGTCATTCGCAAGGTTCTCTTTTGTGAACCGCTTGCGCTCGTTCGCCAGATCCTCTGGCTTGCTGAAGTTGGAAAGCTGGGCCATAAAGCGATAAGTAGCCGCAGACTTCACACCCTCCTTGATGCCCTGATCATTCATGTGGATCAAGTCCATCGTGGGAAGCAGCGCGTGGTTGCTTTCGCCGAAGAAATCATTGCGGTACTGCATCCGCGTCATGATGCCGCAGTATTCCAGCTCCACGGCCATCTTTTCCCCGTGGGAAAACTCATAGCGCAGATACGGAACCTTGTTATACTGCACGACCTCGCACCGATGCGGCAGCGGTGTATAAACGCCGCTGATTTCTCCGTACTGATCCCACACAGGCACGATGAAACAGGTGTTGTTGTTGTAAAAGATCGTTGCCGCCCGCGCAAGAAACTGCGTCCATGGCTGAAACTCGTTCGGGCCTTTGGCAAGCTTTCTCTGTAAGGCAGGCTTCGCCGCGCCGAAGGTCTTTACATCCAGTTTGGAGATGTGCGTTGCAAGCGCGTTAATGCTGGCCCGCACCAGTTCGCTTTCGTAGATTTCGCCGGTGTAATTAGTAAAGCGCGGTTCATAGCCGTTAAGCATACGAAACGCGCCTTCATATTTGCCCCGCTCTTTGGGCTTGTTTTTGAATAGCCAATCGAAAAGGCCCATCAGAATCACCTCAGTTTTTCAGCTGTTCGCCGATTTCGCCGTACCATTTCTGCCGCACGGTCATAGCATCGAGCAGGGCGGCAGCTCCGTCTATATGAAGTTGCGGTGTCAGCTTTACAAGCTTACCGCGCCCACGCTCCACGCTCATTTTTATCGCCGCATTCAGCAGATGCATTTTCAGCAGATCGTTGTCACCGATATGGATTTTTCCGTCTTCAAGTAAACCTTGCGTTTCTTGGATTACTCCATGCAAGTTATCGCCTTGGAATACATCGTCCATGTGGAAGCCGTACTGCTTCATCTGCTGTGTTAAATAGTCGGCGCTGTAGCGGTCGTAACCTGTCTGCAACGGCAGGATCTGGTATTGCTCCACCAGTTCCCGGAACCAGTTGAAGCAATCGTTATAATCAACGAAGTTGTCCCCGGACGGGAACAGGAGGCCGCGCTGGATGTATAGCCGATAGGGAACGCCGTCACGCTGTTCGGCTTCGTCAATTTTCTCTGACGGGAGCCAGAACCTCGCCA